AACTCAGGAGTTATACTACCATTAGATTTTAGTTTAGAGATGGATGGATTGAGTGGAATAATACCTCACTCAGCTTTTGTTATTCCCTCAAATTCATTACCTTCATCTTATATAATTCAAACCGGTACTGATAAAAGAAAACAAAAAATTGCCTTTATTTTACATACAATAGATCAAAATTTTAGTGAAAATAAATGGACTACCAAAATAACAGGCCAAACTCTTAATATTAGATTTGAACCATTAACTGAAGAAGAGAAAAAACAAATTCAAGCTGCTAAAGATAAGCAAAACTCTAAAACTCTATTAGATTTCCAAAATGTTGGGAATAATGGTTCACAAACTTCTAGTAGAAATAAACAAGCAGCTTATAATAAAATGGAAATAACCTTTCCAGGATTTAAAACTAAATTAAAACAAGTAGCTGCAAATATTGGAGTAACTGAAGATGTTTTAGTTACAGTAATGTATAAAGAATCTGGAATAAGAACTGATGTTAGGAATAATATAGGATGTGTAGGATTAATTCAATTTTGTCCTGATAAAGGAGGTGGAACTACTAAAACTATAAAAGGAAAAACTTATAGTTTATCATCAATTCAAACTATGAATGGTTTAGACCAGCTAGATGTAGTTGAAAGATATTTTAAATCTTTAGGTTTTTCTAGTGGAAAGCCTGCTTCAGCTGGTGATTTATATGTTGCTACTTTTTATCCAATTGCTAAAAATAAATCTCAAAACTTTATTATAGGTAGCGAAAAAAGTGAAGCATATGCTGCTAAAGTAGCTGAACAAAACCCAGGTATAACTAAATTTAGTACCAGATTTTTAAATGGTAAAAAAGTAATTGATAAAGCCGCATTTGAAAAATATGTTTATTCTTAATAAAATATGAAATATTTTCCTAAATCCCGAATATTAACAAATCAAACAGCTAATCCAAACCAATTTAAAACTCCTAATGGTAAAGATTATACTGGCCCCTATTATACTACTTTTACAGGTGAATCATTTACAGGAATTGATCCTAGTAAAGGATCTTCAATTCCTCTAACTGAAACTCCCCCAATAGCTAGTATTGATTTTGGTAACCCTGTAATTGAAAATTATAAACAATTAAATTCTAGCATAGATGCTAATTTAATAGACCCAACACCTTTTACACCAAAACCTACAGAAGCAGACTATATAGTAGGTAGAATTACAAGATATATTGCAAGGCAAAAAGGTGGTACCCAATTTAGAGTAATGGAAATAGACAAAACCACTTATGATAATTTAACTAAACAACGAGGCAATCTTAATTACTCAGTTTGGAGAGCAATTTCCATCCAATGGCAAATTTCAGGCCCACTAAATGATGAATTAGTAAACGGAATTAAAGTAAGACCTGGTATAATTGATACCAATGAAAAAATTCTAAATCAAGCAGAAAAGAATTTTATAGGTATAAAACAATACCTAAGTAACCCAACCCAGTTTGCTAGGTAAAATATTTTTCGTATATTTATTATAAAATTAGATATGAATAACATTAAATTAAATGATATCCTAAAAGATATTTTGACAGAATCTACTGAAGAAAAAACATATGAAGTTGAATATTGGTATCGTTATGGTAAAGATGGAGATGATAAAGATTCTGATACTATAGAAGTAAAAGCAACTTCTGAAGAAGATGCAATTAAAAAAGCTAAAGAAAAAGCAAGAAGATTATCAATTTCATCTTCATTTAAAGCAAAACTAAAAAAACTAAAAAAATAAAAAAAATGGAAAACTTTAATTTAAAATCATTCCTTGCTGAAGGGAAAATGCTGGGTGAAGAAATGCAAGAGCACTTCCTTAAAGATAGAGATTTACAGAAGATAAATAAAATAATGTATACTTTATATGATAGTGATAAAATAGGAGGGGATGAGTATAGTGCTGCACAAAAACTATTGCAGAGTATTGATTCTAGATTAAAATAATAAAAATAAAAGTGGAAAACTTTAATTTAAAAACATTCCTTGCTGAAGGAAAACTCCTAAAAGAGGAAATAACCCCAGATGTAGAAGAATATTTAACAGATTTATACGATTTATTTTCTAGTGAAGATTATGAAGAAGGAGAAGAAGTTAGTAATTTAATTTCTAAAGAAGAATATGGTGATCCTGAAGCTTATGACAATGCTGATATGTTTGACAAAGCTTATAATGAAATAAAACAACAAGGTGGTTCTGTTGTAATTGAAGGAGAACCTAATATTACATTTTCTTTAGAAGGAGAAGATATAGTAATGAATTACATAGTAGAATAAAAAAATAAAAAATGGAAAACTTTAATTTCAAAAAGTACCTTGCCGAAGGAACATTAACTAATGAAATGGCAAGAACATCTGATCCTAAAAATACTACTAAAGGAGTACAAGCTGCGGTTGTAGATTATATAGGTGGAATTGCAGATAATATTGCAGAAGCTACTGGATTTAATTTAGTAAAAACTGATACTCAATATAGTAATGCTGTTATTTTATACTTTGAAGACCCAAGAGGTGCAAACTTTATGTCTAAAACTCCTATGTTTAAGGTGGAAATAGATGTAAGTGTTAGATCTGCAGGTTAAATTAAAATAAAAATTAAAAATAAATTAGGCTCCCATAGGGAGCCTTTTTATATTACACAAAAATAAAGGTTATGTTTTATATAATAGAGACTCAAGATCAATTATCACAACTCCATCCTCAAGAGAGTTGCTACATTAATGTTATTCCACTATCACCAAACTACCACCCTATACTAACTGAAGTATCATTAATTTATTATAAACCAAAACATGGTAAGGGATTAATATTAACTATAAATCATAGTGAAGGATTTTATTTAAGCTTAGAAAAAGTAAAGGAATTTCTTCTAAAACACAAGTTAATCTACGCTTTAGATAAAAAAACAACTGCTCATTTAATAGGGAAAGAATTTTTAGGTGAACATGTTTTAGATGTAAATTTGCTTTCACTATCCACCACTCACACCCCTCCGTATATACAAGATTGTAATACCAATATACACACTCATTTTGAACGACTTTATGGAGATAAAACCTATTTAAATTCAATTATCCCTATTTCTAAACATTATGAGACTCAAGAAAAGATATATGAAAAGGTAGTAGGATTTTTAAGTTTAAATTATTATAACAGCTATTATAACCATGAGTATATTAGAGTGTTCTACGATATTGAGAAACAAGGAATAATGTTAAATTTACCTGTTTTTGCCATGAATTTCAAGCCTAAAAATGCTAAATTTAATATAAAAGATAATAAAATCTATACTCAATATAACTTGTATAATTTTACCTCAAGACCTACAAATTCATTTAATAGTATAAATTTTGCCGCTTTACCAAAACATGGAGAAACAAGATCCGCTATTGTACCTCAAAATGATGTTTTATTTGAATTTGATTACGATTCGTACCATCCACGTATTTTAGCAAAATTGATTGGATATGAATTTGATGAAGCCTCGGTTCACATTCATTTAGGGAAAATGTATTTTAAAACGGAGGAATTAACAGCAGAGCAATATCAAGCCTCTAAAGAATTAACATTCAAACAACTATATGGAGGAGTGTTTGAACAATACAAAGATATACCATTTTTTGCTAAAGTGAAAGAATATACAGATAAGATATATCAAGATTTTAATTCTCTGGGATATATAAAATTAGTTGGAGGGAGAAAATTATTTGCACAAGATATTGAAAATGTTACACCACAAAAACTATTAAATTATATTATACAATCAGGGGAGACTTTTTATAATGTAATATCTATAAGAAATGTATTAAGATATTTGGAAGATAAGCAAAGTAATATTATATTATACACTTATGATTCGATTTTAGTGGATTATAGTAGAGAGGATGGGAAGGAGGTATTAAAAGAAATAAAGAATTTATTAGAAAATGAATTCGGATTTAAAGTAAATGCGAGCTACGGAACAGATTACAACAATTTAAGCAAAGTATAAATAAAAAGTTATGATTAATACACAGATTATAGACCCCTCATATATTTATTTCCAGTATGACATAGATGTCACTTACCCAGATTTAAAAGATATGAATAAATTATTTTGTACGTTTTCAAGTAAAAATGACTTGGAAAGTACTTTATCCACTATACAATCTCAATACAAAATTTTATTTAATAAGATATTTGTTTTATACGTTTCCTCTACAGAGGAATACGTTTGCACCTATAACATAGATCATAACAACATGTCTAATGGGTTATTGAGTAATACAATTTTACTACATAGAAAAAAGGAATCAAATACCCTTTATACTATAAATGCTTTAAACGATTTAATTAAATCATTAAATAGTGGAGTATTAGATACTTCATTTACAGTCAATTGGACTGATTATAAAAATTGTATATTATTAACACACGCAGGTGAGTTAAGAAAATTAGATACAAAAATTTACAAAATAATTACATTATAGGCTATGGAAGATTTTAATATAAAGAAAGCAAAAAATTTCTTATTAGAAGTTGATAATGAAGAAGCAGCTTTTGATGCTGAATTTTTACAAGCAGCTAATGCAATAGCAGGAGCAATAGGAGCAGAGTTAAAAAACAAAGACTCAAAACAATTAGATGAAGAAGTAGTAACTGCCACAATTGCAGCTGTACTAACAGCAAACGCAGTAGTAGGATTTATATCAAAATACTCAGCAAAGTTATTTAAACTTTTAAATTACAAAAAAGGGGAAGATATTGCAGAAAAGATACATCACTGGGCTCATGACAATGAAAAGAACTTTCAAGCTCCTATTAGAAGAGTCTTAGGCTTCTTTGTAAAAGATCCAAAAACATTAGACATACTAACAAAGAGTGTATACGCTATAGTAGTAGGAAGTATGGCAGCTGGATATGGTGCAACAGCACTTGATAAATTATCACAATCAGAATGGTTTCAAGGAGCTTTATCATCACTTAAAACAATAGCAAAAGGAGAAGAAGCAATAGTAAATGCATATCCTGCAATTAGAAAATTATTCATATAAAATAACAGTAGATACAAAAATTTACAAGATAATTTCTCTTTAAAAATATTTGGCTGTCTGAGATATCTTTATTATATTTACGGTCACATAAATTAGTTTTAACATTTAAATTTAAAAAGTTATGAATTTAGACTTGATTCAAAACAAGTTGAATGCTCTATCAGCCCCTAAAGGAGGTGGTATGAAAAACAATGAAAAAGCATTAAGCTTTTGGAAACCAACAGTTGGAAAAGCCTTAGTAAGGTTTGTTCCTTCAAAGTACAATCCCGAAAACCCATTTAGAGAATTATATTTCCATTATGGAATAGGGAAAAGAACTATTATTTCACCTTCAAACTTTGGTGAAAAAGACCCAATCATCGAATTTTCTAAAGAACTTCGTAAAACTAAAGAACCTGAAAACTGGAAACTAGCTAAAAAACTTGAACCAAAAATGAGAGTTTTTGCACCCGTTATCGTTAGAGGTGAAGAAGACAAAGGAGTACGTTTATGGGAATTTGGTAAAGAAATTTATCAATCATTACTATCATTAGCTGCTGATGAAGATATCGGAGATTTTACCGATATCATGGAAGGTAGAGATATGAAAATTGAAACAGTAGGACCTGAAACTACAGGAACTGAGTACAACAAATCTCGTATTATGCCTGCTTTAAAAACTACACCATTATGTAATGATAATGATGAGTTAAATAAATGGTTAGAAACACAACCAGACCCAACTTCATTTTCTAAAAAATACACTTTTGAAGAAATTAAACAATTCTTAGCTGAATGGTTAAACCCAGAAGAAGAAACTAAAGAAGAAGGTGGATTAATGGATGGTCCTGCTACTGATTTCGAACCATCAACTCCAATAGAATCTAAATTCGAATTAGATACTAAACCAAAAGCCAACAAAGCCTTCCCAGCTAAAAAAGAAATTCCAACCGCTGATGAGTTTGATGACTTATTTGGTGATAATTAATTAATTTATGGCCGGTAAAAAAACAGAAAGCCTTTCCGGCAAAGTCGGAAAGGCAGTTACTGGGACTTTCTCACTTGATAAGTTCAAAAAAGGTAAAAATTTAGGACAGAGTTCATCTAATTTTAAACCACAAGCGTGGATTAAATTTACTGATCCTGTTTCTGAAATGTTAGAAATGCCTGGTATTCCTAAAGGACATATTACTTTAGTTAGAGGTCATAGTAATACAGGTAAAACTACCTTATTAATTGAAGCTGCAATTGAAGCACAAAAAACTAATGTACTACCAGTTATTATTATAACTGAAATGAAACATAGTTGGGAGCATTGGTCTGCAATGGGATTTGATTTAGGTGAAACAGTTGATGAAGAGGGAAATAAAGATTATAAAGGTTTCTTTATTTATGCAGATAGAGAATCATTGCAATCTATTGAAGATGTAGCTGCATTTATTGCTGACTTATTAGATGAGCAAAAGAAAGGTAATTTACCTTATGATTTATTATTCTTATGGGACTCAATTGGATCAATTCCATGCCAGATGTCTATAGATAAGAATACTAATTCCCCAATGTGGAATGCAGGTGCTATGTCTCAACAATTTGCTAACTTTATCAATCAAAGATTGATTATGTCTCGTAAAGAATCACAATCTTATACTAATACAATGCTTTGTGTAAATAAAGTATGGGTTGAACCTGCACTTATGCCAATGGCTCAGCCAAAACTAAGGAATAAAGGCGGCGATAGTATGTTCTTTGATGCATCATTTATTATTACCTTTGGTAACGTAACTAGTCCTGGTACTCAAAAAGTAAAAGCTACTAAAAATGGTAAAGAAATTGAATTTGCTCTAAAAACAAAAGTATCTTGTGATAAGAATCATGTAACAGGTGTAACAGCCAAAGGTACTATTGTAAGTACAGCTCACGGGTTTATTAAAAATTCACCTAATGAGATAAACAAATATAAAAAAGAACACTCTAAAAATTGGGCTAGTATCTTGGGAAGTGATGATTTTGATATTGTTGAAGAAGAAAACCTTGATTTCTTAGGAGTGGACACATCTGAAATTTAATTATGAATTACAAAGATCTTTTAAATAACATAAAAGAAGATTCACAAAGTGAGGCCCTACATTTAAATAGTAGGGTCTTATTAGTGGATAGTATGAATACTTTCTTAAGATCATTTGCTGTTATAAACAGCACAAACACACAAGGAACACACGTTGGGGGTATGATTGGGTTTTTAAGATCATTAGCTTATGTAGTTAATTTAGTACAACCTACTAGAGTAATTTGTGTTTTTGATGGTGAAGGAAATACTACAAATAGAAAGCATTTATATGCTGATTACAAAGGTAATCGTAAATTAAAAAGAGTAACAAATTGGTCTTCATTTGATAATTTAGAAGAAGAATCTGCTTCATTATCCCAACAAATGTTAAGATTAATTGATTATTTAAAAACATTACCAATTAGTATTATAACTAGAGATAAATTAGAAGCAGATGATTTAATTGGTTATTTAGCCCCTAGATTTGATTCTTCTATTATAATGTCAGCCGATCAAGATTTCTTACAATTGTGTAGTGATACTGTGCAAGTATACTCTCCAATTAAGAAGAAATTCTATGGACCCAAAGAAGTATTTGATGAGTATGGATTATGGCCTCAAAACTTTATTAACTATAAAGTATTAATGGGTGATAGTTCTGATAATTTACCTGGAGTAAAAGGATTAGGTCCTAAAAAATTATTTAAATTATTTCCTGAACTTACAAGGGATAAAAAAGTAATTCTAAAAGAAATTATTCAAAAAGGACATGATAAGCATGAAGAAAATGGGATTTATGGTAATGTTTATTTATTTAAAAAACAACTAGAAATAAATGAGCAATTAATGTCATTAGAAAATCCTAATATTCCTGATTATGATACTGAAGTATTAGAAAATTTATTATTAGAAGATCCTTATACTTTAAACCAAGTAAGATTCTTACAGTTACACAAATCAGATTTGTTAGAAAGACAAATATCTCCCAACATAGAATTTTGGATTTCGAATAATTTTTCGTATCTTACAAAGTACAAACATAAAAAATAAAAGTTATATAAATGGTTGCATTCGCTAGTTTAAAGGATTACGGTCCTAATTTTCAAATAAAAGTAATCAATTCTTTACTAAAAAATAAAGCATTTTTACTTAATGTAAGAGACATTATTGATGATAGCCATTTCGAACATCCTGGTCATAAGTGGGTTTTAACTGAAACCTTAAAATACTTTGACAAATATCATACAACTCCAACCTTAGATACTTTAAAAATTGAAGTTAAAAAGATAGACAATGATATTCTACAAACAGCTGTAAAAGAACAGTTAAAACTGGTTTATACTACTCAATATGATGATCAAGAGTATGTTGAAGAAGAATTTTCTAATTTCTGTAAAAACCAATTACTAAAAAATGCTCTAATTGATTCAGTAGACTTATTAAAAAGTGGTCATTACGATGATATCAGATTATTAATTGATAATGCTTTAAAAGCAGGTGCTGATAAAAATCTAGGTCATGAGTATAAAAAAGATATTGAATCTCGTTATAGAGAATCAAGTAGAAAAGTAGTACCTACACCTTGGACAGTTTTAAACACATTACTACAAGGTGGATTAGGTGGTGGTGATTATGGTTTAATTTACGGTGGTCCTGGTGGTGGTAAATCATGGGATTTAGTAGCATTAGGTGCATTTGCAGGTTCATTAGGTTATAAAGTAATTCATTACACTTTAGAATTAGGTGAGGATTATGTTGGTAAAAGGTATGATGCTTATTATACGGGTATTTCTGTAAGTGATATTCACAATTACCAAGATAAAATTAAAGAATTATTAGAAGAATATGATGATAATATTATCATTAAAGAATATCCTTCTAAAGGAGCATCATTAACTACAATTAAATCACATATTCAAAAAACAATGGATTTAGGTTTTACACCTGATTTAATTTTAATTGATTATGTAGATTTATTAAAACCACCTTCACGACGTAAAGAAAAGAAGGAAGAAATTGATGATTTACATTATGGAACTAAAGGTTTAGCCAAAGAATTAAATTTACCTATCTGGTCTGTTTCACAAGTAAATAGAGCAGGCGCTAAAGATGAAATTGTTGAAGGTGATAAATCAGCAGGTTCATATGAAAAACAAGCCATTGTAGATTTTGGTATGTCCCAATCAAGATTGAAGAAAGACAAAACAGAAGGTACAGGAAGATGGCATATTCAAAAGAATCGTTATGGACCCGATGGTATGACTTACAATGTCAATATTGATACTTCTTGTGGTCATATTGAGGTATTAGGAGAATATGATGATACTGAGGATTACAAAAATCAACAACAATCTCCTGCATCTAAATTTGGAGGAATTACCTCTAATGAGAAGAATGCAATGAGTGATCTATTCAAAAACTTTAGTTTGAGCAATGGATCTGAATAATATTTATAACCACGTTTTTAAAACTTAAAAAAATTAAAAGTAATTGAAGATGAATACGATTCCCTTGGCTAGCGTCATATTTATTATCAAATATAGATAATGGAAATTAAAGTGTGCTCTAAATGTGGAGAAGAAAAAAGATTAGAAGATTTTACCCCTAAAGAAAATAGATGTAAATCTTGTAAAAATGAATACAATGTAAAGTATAGAAATAAAAATAAGGAGAAAGTGTATGCTAAATGTAGAGAATGGAATAATAAAAATCAAGACAAAGTCCAAGAATCTCATAAAAAATGGGTTGAAACCCACAAAGAAGAGCATAAACTTATAAAAAAGAAAGCTTTTAACAAGCATATAGCAATTGAGGAAAATAAAGTTAAAAAAAGGAAAATTGATAAATTATATAAAAATAAACTAAGAAATGAAAGTTTAGAATTTAAAATTAAAGACAGTGTTCAAAGTATTATAAACTATCATATAAAGAAAAAAACAACAACAACAATAAAATATTTAGGTTGTTCTATTAAAGAATATATTGTATATTTGGAATCTCAATTCCTCCCAGAAATGACTTGGGAAAATTACGGAATTTATTGGGAGATAGATCATATAATACCTTTAAGTAAAGGGGGTAGCTTTTATTATACCAATACCCAACCACTAACAGTTACAGAAAACAGAAAGAAATCAAATAAATTATTTTAAAATATGTTAGCAGATAAGAGAATGTTTTATAAGCCCTTTGAATATCCTGAGGCTTTTGAATTTTATGAATTACAACAACGAGTACACTGGTTACCAAGTGAAGTACCTCTAGCATCCGATCTAAATGATTGGAAACAAAAACTCACAGAATCTGAAAAAAACTTAATCGGTAATATTTTAAAATCATTTGCTCAAACAGAAGTACATGTAAATGATTACTGGTCTTCTAAAGTTTCACAATGGTTTCCTAAACCTGAAATTGTAGCTATGACTTCTACTTTTGGTTCATTTGAAGCAATTCATGCTCAAGCATATGCTCGTTTAAAT